CCAACTTTGCCAAAAACCATTTAGATCTATACTCATACCTGTAAATATTTAGGTTATTTTTTTGTTTTTTCTTTCTTCAAGTCCTTAACTTGATTTTGGAGGTCTTGAATAACCTGTGCTTGTTGTTGTAATAACTCTTCTACTGAAGGTTTTTTATCATCGTGGATTACTATTCCATCTTTAATTACTTTTACGCTCATATTTAATTTAATTTATTTTAATAGATTGATTTGAAATTACAAACCAAAGATTGATTTATTATAGTTAAAGTTTGTCGTTACTTCTCCTGAAGATAATGGACGATTATATAATCTAATTATAGACATTCTACCACTAAATGGTTCATTTGCAATACTATTCCCAATCCATAAAGGATAAGTACTTGTTCCTGCTGGACTAATATTAGGACCGGATAAATCAGTTATGAAAATACCATTTTCATATAATTTATATGTTCCTGATGAATTATCCCAAGTAAAGACAATTTGTTTCCACGCATTTATTAAGTTATATGTTGCTGAACCTCTATTGAAAAAACTAGTAGCCCAAACTTCTATTTGTGAACTACCCGCTAATCTAAACGCATAATTACCATAAGGTGGAGACCAAGTATCAGGATCTTGTTTATTTAAGAATGTTTTATATGAAGCATTAGCAGTTGTTACATAAACCCAAAACTCAAAAGTCATTCCTGTTGTAAATTGAATTGATGATGAGTTATTAACAATAAAATAACTACCGACTAATGAACTTTGATTAACATTAAAATAACTCGGTGTAGATGCCGTGTATATTGGTAATGTAGATCCTGTTAATAAAGCATCATTATCATTTGCTGTTAAATCATACCAAATTGTTCCTGAACCATTATACGAACTAGAATTATTAGCATCTAAATGTAATGCTAAACCTGATGTTACAAATGGTAATGGACTAGCACTTGGCGTTGGTGTTGGAGTTACAGTACTAGTTGGTGTTGGAGTAATAGTTGGCGTATTTGTAGGAGTAACTGTTGGTGTGTTAGTAGGTGTTTGAGTTGGTGTATTTGTAGGAGTAACTGTTGGTGTATTAGTAGGAGTAATTGTGGGCGTATTTGTAGGAGTAGCGGTAGGACTTGCTGCTGGTGTAGATGTAGGCGTATTTGTAGGTGTTGGTGTTGTTGTAGGTGTATTAGTAGGTGTAACAGATGGTGTTAAACCTGGTGTTTGAGTAGGGGTATTTGTTGGTGTAGGCGTAGGAGTTGGTGTAACCCAATAAGGAAACTCGGGTATAATACAATTCACCTGTCTTGTTCTTAAAACAAATCTACCCACAACACCTGTGGCTTTATCTGGTGTTTCATCAACAGCAGGATAGAATGATATATCTTGGGAAATCAATACACCATACTGACCCCAATTCTGTTGTATCATCGTAACTAAATCCTGAAGACATTGTAATGTATCACTTAAAATCTCTTGGGAGTTGTCGCTTGGGAAACCATTTGTATCCAAGTAGTTCTCTTGAATGTTGATCTTATCCATAAACATAATGGAAAATGATAAATCAGGGATTGCCGATTTATTATTTGATCCTGTTGCTATGGAACTATCCTCGTTCATAGTAACCCACATATAAGGGAAGGTCATTTGTCGTGATGTCCCTATATCGTAAGGCTCCCCAAAACCAAAATCTTTTAGGAAATAATGGTTCTGTTGAAATAACTGAAACCAGTTAATCAATTGATTTAATGAAATTATACTTGTTGTAGACATTACAAACTATTTTTATCTTTTATATCTTCCTTGTTCTTAAAATAACTTAACCAGTTCAAACAAGAAATGTAATTTTTCTCATATATTTTATCTTCAGGTTCTCTCATCTTATCCATCAAGATATAAACGAAATCTAACCATTTATACCTATCATCTAATTTCTTCTCTTTTAACTTTTTTGTAAATCTACCTTCAGGGTCGTTGATTGGTCTTTGCTTTTTGTAGAGCCCTTCATACTGCTTAAAGATGTATTCTCGCCAGTTGAAAAAAAAATGAAGATGTGATAGATCTGTGCGATTGGAACTTCCAAAAACATTTCCTTTCTTCTTAACATTTCTGTTGTAAACTTCTCGTATTTTCCCTCCTGATCTTTCTTTCTTAAGAACAAACATAATAGATCAGCCATAACCTTATTAACATCACCACTCGCTCCGTCCATTAGGGTTTCTATGGTAATTACCTCACCTGTTGTAAGTTTGTTAAACTCCGTGTATAGATAATATTTATCACCATTCAACTCCAAGTATTCCACTTCTACTTTGGGGATCTCTTTGGTAATGAATGTAAGTTTGTTGGATAGTTCCTTAAAGTCATCTATATCCATTTGTAATAGAACCGCTTGTTCTATATCAGTTAGTGAGGATATGATATTCACAGCCCCCAATAGATCGTTATTGTTCGGGTTCTTGTTTTCATACAATTTCATAAATTGTTTAACATTAACCTCATCCCAATTTTCAGGAACTTTGTAGGTAGTTTCATACCCATCCATATTTACATTTACTTCTATCATAATTGTTCTTTTAATAAATATACGCTTATACCAAATGTTTTTACACCCTACATAAATCTTACTACAGGCTTATTTGATCCTTCTTTTCTAATACCAAGTTTCATAGTTGCTACATACCTTAACGCATCACAGGCATGGTTATGAGCATCTATTGGGGTTGTATCATATCCCCCATCTCTATTCTTTTTCCAAGAATACTTTTGTAATTCATCTAATAAGTTTTTGGATTTGCTAGTTACAAACATCTTCTTCTGTTGGAGTATCTGTATTCCGTAGTTCACACTATCACGCCCCTTTTCCACAGGTTTTACTTGATGTCCGTATCGTTTTAACTCGTGAATGGACTTGGGTTCAGCACTATCAGCGAAGATCTCACCAGTAACCTCATATTGTTTCATAATGGAACTTAACTCACTATTCAACAATCCTGTTTGATATACGATCTCATCCACAATAATGTCTTCGTTGTATTTGTATAAAGCAATTAGGGCTGCCGGATCTACACTAAAACCGAAATCTAAACCATATCCTAACAATCTTGCTTCATCGGGGATCTTATCTATGACTTCGTAATCACTAAAGATCGTTCCTTCTACTTGTCCTACCTCACCCAAAAGGTAGACATTTACCCAATTACTCCAGTAGGTAGATGTCTTTGCTTTTTCGTAATTACTCTCCAACATCTTTATTACCTCATCCGGTAGTCCCTCGTTGTCTTTATATGTTAAGATGATAAAATCTGTGTCGGGTTGTGGTATAATCTCCGTATGAACCCAAAAACGAGCAGAGGGGTTGTAATCTAAATAGATGTCCCCACTTGTTCTAATCGCTAATTGTAGGTATGCTTCGTAGTTAATTCCATTCGCCTCATTCATATACAACACTTGACGACGACCTCCACGCAATTTACCCTCATCTAACGCACTAAAGAACTCTATGTATGATCCATTACTGAACTCGTATCTTAATAAGGTCTTATTGTAGTTGGAGGGGATAAATCTATTTGTTTCTTTTAGGATCTTGATTGCGTCTTTTAATGCTCCCCTTCTTAAATGCGGGATACTCTCACTAACAACAGATACTTCAAGACCTGGTGTCTTAATACACTTGTCTATTAGTAAGATTAGGATTGCTATTGTCTTACCGGCTGATGATCCACCCTGTATGACTTTAATTCTATTCTTGAGTGATCTAATCTTTTTTAATGCTGTTGTTTGTCTATAACTCATTCATCATCATCAGGGAGTAATGGTTGCTCGCTGATTGTAATATCTGTCTGTGTTTTATCAGTATATTGGTAATGGTTCTTCAATACGAATATCGCCATAGTGGGATTTAATGAATGTTTTAGTGTCCCATCTACCAATTTATTCTCTTGGATTTTCTTTGCCTTTTTAATAAGTTCGGCAAACTTTGGATATTTACCCTTCATTTCACTAATTAGTTGAGGGTATAAATCCTTTTCTTCATATAAAAATCTCTCAAACCAAACATTTTCATCGTCCGCTTTCAACCATTCTATAAGTTCTTCCCCAAGTTGTAGGATCTTTTCTTCAGTCCATATTACCGGTCTTCCACCGGGGTTTTTCTTTCTAGCCATTTTGTAATTTCTCAAACTCATTTATGATACTTTCATCGTATCTAAACCATTCTCTATGATTTTGTTTTTTTCTTACAGGTACATTAAGATGACTAAACTTTCTATGTAATTTAGTTTCCAAATAAGAATGATTTGGTATTTCATAAATTATTTCAATATCCTTCAAACCCATATCTTTTTCTATACCCCTAACTCTTTCATCCATATTTTTAGTTTTACCTATCTTGTATAACCCCAATTCTTTTGAGTATAATAGATAAAGGAAATCACTATAATAAATGTTTAAGTAATGTTTAGCAGAGGCAATTAAATGAAGAGTATGTTTATATTCCTCTAATGTTCTTTTAGAGCAAATCTCTAACATTTTAAGGGGTTCTTCATTCAACCCCATAATTATTTCTAATTGCTCAAAACACCAATCAAATCTTTTTTTAGCAAGTTGTTTTGCTGATAGTTTCATTTAAGTATTTTTGTTTTGGGGCGTATTTATGTAATTCAACATTTAGAATTACTTTGTATTCATCACCGAGTTCTTCATTCAAATCCTTTCTTAATATCTTAAGTTCTTCTTCAGTTATTAGACCGGTGATATTTACGATGTATATTGGTTTGGGTTGGAAACTCATATTAGTTATTTTCAATTCTTCTTTTAGCAATCTCCATATACTCTTCTTCCCTCTCTATTCCTATGAAGGACATACCCAAGTTCTTTGCCGCGATCCCTGTTGATCCGCTACCCATAAAAGGTTCCAGAACAGTTCCACCTTTTGGTGTTACGAGTGTGATAAGATATTCCATTAGTTTAATTGGTTTTACTGTTGGGTGAGTATTCTTTTTTGGTGGTGTAATCCAATCAGGTGTTTCACATTTACAATCTTTTGGTTTTAACATACTTGTTCCACAATTTCCACATATTCTATCTAATCCGTGTCCTTTTTGTCTATTGGTCGTTTCTTCCATATCTTCTAACCCTGCGTTTCGTTCCTTCTTGGATACTTTGGGACAATAGAAGAACCTTGATGCTCCACCTTTATCATTAGCGTATTCTGTTATTTTTGTTATGTTTCCCCCTACATCACATTGTGAATTACCTTTATTCTTTTTTCTTGCCTCAATACAATTATCAATACTTTTTTGAGACCTTTTACCAGTTACTGATGTAATACCACTCTGTTCGTCCAATATCTTACCAGCCTCTTCATCAAACATAATGTTAGCAGGAAATCTACCATTTACATCAACAAACTCATCTTTACTTGAATTAGTTTCTTTATAGACACCACCATTACCATTAGCAAAGTTTTTTTGTTGATTTTTTCTTTCCTCACTACCAATTCTACAATCATCTATGTTTATTCCACCAGTTCCATGCTTCAATACATTCTCTGCGATGGACTTTTCACTTAAAGGTTTTCTTGCCATACAGATTGGTTCGTGTGCTGGTTTTAATGCTGTTCCCCAACCTTCCCATTCACTTTGTCCTTTGGTTTTATCATACTCACCTGATGTTGAATATATTTCATCTTCTATTCTATATTCATAATCGTTGAACGCTTTTGATGTTTTACCTGATCTTTCTTTACCAACAACCTCTCGTTCATTTCCTTGTATCTTATCAATCGCTTTACCGATGTTATGTGATTTGGGGAAGCCTGAACCATAGACCCACATAATCTGGTCTCTAACCTCAAATCCTGCGTCTTCTATCGCCACAGCCATTCTATGATATGTTCTTGAACCACCAAATGATAATAGATGACCTCCAGGTTTTAATACTCTTAAACATTCTTTCCATACATCCACAGATGGAACATCGTAATCCCATTTCTTTCCCATAAAGGATAATCCGTATGGAGGGTCTGTTACAATACTATCTACCGAATTATCTGGTAATGTTTTTAGGACTTCTATACAATCCCCTAATCTTAAATCTATCATCCTTTGTTTGGTACTAACTTTATTTTATGAGACATATAAACTTCAATTGCCTCTTCTTTAGTTTTATATCTACCAAGTGATTTTCTTACGCCGTCTATACTAATTGCCGTTGCCCATTTATTTCTACTTGAATCAAACCAACAACCAATACTTTCTTTATTATGTAAGTTTTGAGATGAGGTAACACTTCTTAAATTTGATATACGATTATCACTTTTATCTTTATTGATATGATCTAACATAATAAAATCAACATTACCGTAAGTCATATAAAATGCAAAATGATGACCCCAAAGTTGGAACTTAACATTTTTATTTATCACTCTTAAATCTTTATATCCTCTTTGATCTGTACTAATCAATTCCTTCCCTTTAGGGTTAAAAATCTTACCAGTTTTACCATCATAGGTATATCCTTTAATTTTAAGATATTCGCATTTTTCTAGTCGGTTCATTATGATTTTGTTTTTTTCTTTGAGTTACATTTATTACATCCAACCTTTTCAGCTTCAACAACATCCACTTCAGGTTCTACAACATAATCTTCTTCCAACAACTCAATTTCTTTTGATGTTCCTGCTAGATTATCCAAGATCTCAACTCTTGATAGGTAGTTTAGGATTAGTTTTTGTCCGTGCTTTAATTGTTGAGCACAACGAAGACAGACAGAATAACTCGGGTTAATGTATAACTGAATTGCTGCCTGTAGTTCTTTAGCCGTTTCATTTGTAATTCTTTGAAGCGTTGCTAAATTGTGTAGTTTGTCGTATAATGCTTGTGTAATCATATATTGTTATTTGTTTAATAAATATATGATTGTTTGATTTTGTTGTGAAGTGTTGAAAAAAGTGGGGTGGTTATACTACTAGATGGCAGTTAAGTAGTATGCTTTTGGATAGGAAATAAAAGAATGCCCACCCCACTTGTATGGAATGTTATAGAGGATTTCTACCAAATATGATTTGGTCTATCTTCTCAAAACGATCTGTTAATGATTTGGAGTATCCGTTCTCCACGAAGTCATTTAATACTGTTGTGATCTGTACGATCTCTACCATACTTAAACACTTATCACAAGAGTTCATATACTCTACCACTAGTTTAAGGTTTGATTGTGTTGCAATTTGTCTTTCTTTTGTCTGTGCCATTTTTCTTGTTGTTTTTAATTATTTAATAAATCCCATTCTACTAACTCACGATATTCTTTTTCCATCATTATGGTTTCATATTGTTCTACCTCTTTTGCTTGTAGCTCTGCCATAATGTCGTAAGCCTTTTGTTTTTCTTGTTCTTCAGTAATGAATTGTTCCCAAAGCCTGTATTCATACTCTTGTTTGAGTTGTTGGAAGTACAACTCATCCTCCATAAAGTTTTCTGTTATATTACACATATCTTGTTGTTTTTCTTATTACAAAGATAGTGATTTTATTTGGTTAGGTCAAACTCTTTTTTAACTGATCTTTAATTTTTCTCACTTCGTGGAAAACTAAACAATAGGAAAACTCATTTTCATTTTCACTAGCAATTTGTCTATAGGTTTTTCCCTGTGTGAAGTAGGAGTGCCAGACATACTCTTGGAAGAAAGTTTTGGGAATTTTGGTGTATGCTCTGTCTATCTGTTGGAACTTGATTTCTTTTTCCATTTTGAGTTCTATATCTGTGTCGTCTATAATCTCTATGTTCTCGTAGAAAATATGGTCTTTAACGACATTATTTTTATAGAATGGACTAGTGTTTGACCGAATATTGTTCGTTACACTCCTGATGAAATAATACAGGAAATAGCCCTGTTCTATAACTTGGTTTACTTTGGTTTCATTTTCCAAGAATGAAATTGCCAATTCACTAATCAATTCTGGTTTAAGGTGTGTATGTGGTCGTAGGATATTATCCATTATCTCACCATAAATAGAATTGGGGTCTGCTATTTCTTCAAGTATTTGTCTTACCATCAAGTAACATTCTTAGTGGGATATAGATTGCCCTTATCATTCTACCCAACTCGTAATCATTTGGGTGTTTTACAATTAAGTCCAGTAGTGCTTCCATTACGGGATCTATATTATTTAGTGTTTTCATACGGATTGTTTCTTCTAAACATCTCACTTCCTCTCCAATCGTCTGTAAATCGTCGTCCCATGCCTCAATAGAAATAACAACCTGTTCAAGTATTTCTGTTTCCATATATATAAATATACATTAGCTATGAAAAAGTTGTATTCATAGATTTTTTCTATGTAAATTGATTTTACCAAAGTAATTGTGTATTTATTGTATATGGGTCGCCACCTTGAAGACATTTTACATAAACTACCCCAGTTGAAGTGATAGGTTTGGCGACCACTACATTTTGACTGGGGTTTTTTAATTTTCATAACTATGAAAGAATTATTAAAGAAAAGAAAAGGATTTAACTTCTATAGATCTTACTATGATGTTTTTAACCTACTATCTGAAAAAGATAGATTAGATTTTATCACTGCGATTTTAGATAAACAATTTGAAGGAAGAGATACTGACCTTGAAGGGATGGCTTTATTGGCTTATACCAGTCAGAAACATAGTATTGATAGTCAAGTTGAAGGGTTCTTAAATAAGATGAGGGGATCACAACCCCCTTCACTACCCCCTACCGAACCCCCTTCCTATGTCTCTAATGATAGTGTTATGACTACCGAACCCCCTTCGGTACCCCCTAGCGAACCCCCTTACCAACAAGAGAAAGAAGAAGAGAAAGAAGAAGAGAAAGAGCAAGTAAAATTAACAAAAGAGCAAGTAAAATTAACAAATGTTAGAATAAGATTTAGTGATACACTAGATGAATTATTAAACTTACCAGATGATTTTTAATCCTTTTTGATTATACTTATAGATATGAGTTTATACGATCAATTATACACCCAACTTAATCATTTAATATCAACACTAGATGCTTGCAATTTCGTTTCCTATGAGGTAAAAAAAGATTTAGTCCAAGATGTTATTTTTATTTTACATAAAAGGATTGAAGACGGAAAATTAGAACCTGACTTTGATACGATAAAATCTTATTCATTTATTTCATTACAGAATGCTTGTAGAGCATATCACAAAAAAGAAATTAAAAGAGAAACACCTGTTGCTGAATTTTGGGAAGTCAAAGATAATTCAACTACGAGTGAAGACGAGGAATACAAACAATATCTTCATACAATAGTAAAATCTTACATCCAGCAAACGAAGTATAGCGAGTTTGATAAAAGGGTTGTTGAGTTGTTATTAGATGGGTTAGAGGACACACAAATCCAAATAGAGACAGGTTTAACCAAAAGACAAATTACCAAACATAAGTTTAGGGTTAAGAACAAGTTAAAGTTTGATTATAGACGATTAGTTAAGTATATTATTAAACACATAGAGAATAAAAATATTCAAGTTCCTTGTTTTACAATTGCCGATGCTAAAAATTACCTATCACACTTAAAACCCAGAAGTGTAACCTATATGATTACAGAGGAGGGTGTTATATCTCCTTGTGGGTTTTACATAGAGGTCTTAATCAAAAAAAAAAGAAAACAAAAAAAAAATGAACAGATTAGAAAAATGTGAGTTATTGAAATCTAAAGGATATACCTATAATCCTGAAACTGGTATAGTTATAGGTTATAGAGGTTTTCAAATAAAAAGTAAAAATAATGGTGGGTATAATATTATAGGTGGATCTACTTATTTTCAAGGTGATTTATTATTACATCATTTTGCTTGGTATATGACTTATGGTAATGTTGATTTTGATGAATTAGACCATATTGATACTAATAAAAATAATAATAAAATTGATAATTTAAGAATATCAAATAGATCACAACAAAGACAAAATACAAAACATAAAGGATATACTTATGATAAAAGTTCTAATAAATGGAGAGTTCGTATTGGTATTGATGGTAAAACAATTTCTTTAGGAAGATTTGTGACTGAAGAAGAAGCGAGAAACACTTATCTACAAGCAAAAGAAAAATACCATATACACAGATAATTAAAAGAAAAAGAAAAGATGAATAAATTAGAACTACTATTGGCTATATTAACTTGTGCTGATGATATAGAAGAAGATACTTTACAAGACGAAGAAGAATAAATATATTTATCATAAGTGTTATTCATACCCCCTCTACTCCTTATCTTGTTGGAATGTTTGTCTTCTGGTAGGGGGGGTTCTATTATATGTTAAATAAGGTAATAATTAGGTTTATTACCTTTTTTTATTTATATTTGTTGTATGACGAGATTAGAGAAGTGCGAGATATTAAAATCCAAAGGATATACTTATGATCCTGAAACTGGAAAAATCTTTGGTATTTATGGTAAAGAAATAAAAAGAATTAAAGATGGTTATATTTACATTAAAGGATCTAAATTATTCGATGGGTCTGTATTAGGACATCATTTTGCGTGGTATATGACTTATGGTAATGTTGATTTTGATAGATTAGATCACATTAATGAAGAAAAAAAAGGCATTGAGGGTAGAAGTGATAATCGTATATGTAATTTAAGGATTGTAACAAATCAACAAAATTGTTTTAATACAAATGCTAAAGGATATTATCTACATAAACCATCTAATAAATGGCTTTCACATATAGGTATTAACTATAAACAAATACATTTGGGGTTATTCAATACTGAAGAAGAAGCAAGAATTGCTTATCTTGAAGCCAAGAAAAAATATCATATTATTGATTAACGCAGTGATCCACCTTTTTTATATTTGATATTACTATCCCTTAAGTATTTCCAAACTGCCGCTCCGTTAGATGGCGTTTTTCCTACAAACCAAGATCCATATTTGTTTTCCCCGCTTGTAATACAGGTTGCTTTACCACCTGATACATCAAGGAATATTTGAAATGGGACTTCAAAGTATGTGTATATGTCTCCCTCTTGGAATTGTATAAACATTTCTTTTGTCTCATCGTTGTACATTATCTTTTTTACATTAGAAGATCGTATATTGTCTGCTCTCCATTTCTTAAAAGCATATTCAACATTATCTTCTGTAATTTCTTCTCCAAACAACTCTTCAAAAAACTTGATCTTAAAGTCGTTAGAAAGCATTGGGTGATCCAACACCTCATCTATAGTCCAATCGTTTGCCATATCCATTCTTTTTAACTTAATATGATATTCCTCTTCTTGACCAGCCAGTTCCACAACTAGTACAAGGCATGGTGCTACCGAATGGCTCCGTCCAAGTCGGGTAATAACTTCCACCATATCCAAATGGCATATACACTCCTCCAAAGTAAGATTGGATAGTACGAGGTAAGTTGTCTAATGCTGCTGGGTGATCATACCAAGTGAACTTTCCTGGATGGTCTGCCAAGTATTTAACCAATCGTCTTTGGTAGAACTCCGCTGCGTCCTTCACATTTGATCTTAAAAACTTCATTTCATCAAGATCTGCGGCTTGTGAATACTCACTACTTTCTTTTGATAATGCTTTGTTGGTTGCCTTGAAATTAATAAATGGAAGACATAACCAAAAAGAATATTGGGTCACAAGGGGTTGGATATATGCCCTCATTAATTCTTGCTCATCAGGAGTAAGTGTATTGTTTTTAATTCCTTCACTTAAAGCATTTAGTCCTGTTTCCCCTATTGATTGTTGAAGATATAATTGTTGTGCTTGAATAACATAAGGTGAGATCTTATCCCAATCAACATTATCTTCAACTGGTGTGTTAGCCAAGAAGTATTCTTGTGATATGAAATAAACTACTGGTGTAAAACTCATAATCTTTTATATTAAATATAGTTTATCTAATTCTGTTAGGTTAATCCTTGAATGTTACTATCACCTGTATCCACAATACTATCAGCGATTTGTATTGGTTCTTCACCTCTTGTTAGAACTCCTGTTGTATCAGCAACGGTATAATCATTAAAGACAATCTTTTCTGTGTATCCTATGGTCTCTAAAATACCATTTATCGCCTCTTCCATTTGGTTCTGCTTAATAGCGATGAAATATGTTTGTACTTCCATCATAAGTTCTTTTCTTTCGTCCTGTGATCCTAATGAACCTGGTACAACCGATACTAATTGAATTGGGAACTCGTGTGCCTGTGTGATTTGTTTTTCAACCATTCCTTGTAACATAATAAATCTTTCATCACTACCATTATCAGGCACTGCAAGGATTTCAGGTTTTTGATCTCCACCATCACTATAGGTAATCATAATCTTACCTGAGTTCTGTGCTCCCATAAAGTTTGCTTGGAATGATCTAAAGAATTGGTTTTGTTCATCAATTGAAGGTATACCTGTGGAAAAATTAAGTATGTAGCTCGGTTGGTAACCTTGTCTAACTTGGTTCAAGTGATAGACACCTACTTGATAGTCAAGGTCAATAAAATTAAGTGCCGTAGCGTATTCAGGTATAGGGTATAGGTCAGTTCCACTTGGGTTAGGATCTATGTAATACAAGGCTTGTCTTCCTTGTCTGTCTTTTGGATCAAATTGTTTGATGTATTCAGGTTTGTATTCGTCTTTTTTGAACTGGCCCCAATCTTTACTGTACCAGTAATAATCTTGCTCACTATCGTCTTCTTTTAATCCAATACGAATTGTGTGAACAGGTAGGTGTTTTATATCAAAAGAAGTCCCCTCACGGTTCCAAATGATTTCTATGGCAAATCCACCATAGATCATAAAATCTTTTGCCAAATACAATAATAATCTTTCAAGGTTATTTCTATCAGCCCACTCTTTTAACTTCTCATCTTGAATATCTTTATACCCAAAACCAGCAATCATCTTTGTTTTCTTGTTGATAATGCTTCGGTGTAATGGGGATCCATAGTTATTGTATAAGTTCAACAAAAGTAATGGATATAAATTATCGGCTCCAAATGTAAGGAAATGGTAATCCCCTTTCTTTTGGAATGTATACACCGGAGCGACATAGGCTTCATTAAAGGTAAACACCTTTGCTGATAATCCTTTAGTTTGTTCTTGTTCGTTATTTTTATTTGCTTCCATAATTATTCAAATACATATTGAGTTTGTGTGTTAGCAGGAGCGTTATACACATCTGGTGTAGTAGATCCTGATCCCGTTATTGTTGCCAAACCTGTTTCTACCACATCATTTGTTGTTAAAGCTGATACAGACAAAGTGGATCCTGTGGTTTGCCATACTTTGTAATCATAAGTGCCAGCAATCAAATTGTAAGGAGTTAGGTTAATTGGAAACCAATTCCACCTGTTAATATTTGGTGAGGTTTCACCAGTCAAGAACAATAGCGTATCGCTATGTAATTGATTGGAGTGTAACTCCAAAATATATGTAACCGCTGATAATGGAATAGTTGTCTTTTCCAATAGCGTAAATGGAGTTAAACTCGTTTGATAGTTTGGTATTGTAATCATCATAACTAAATATTTTTTTGATTTTTTTGTTTTATTGCATTGCGGAATGGAATAAATCCGTATCTTTGTAAGACAAACAACTTAAAACAACAGGATATGGAAATCACAACAATCTCTCAGGCATTAGTATTATTCTCAACAACTTTGGTAATCGGTATTTGTTTTTGGAAATACCAATAAAAAGTTTTGGCAGAACAGAAATAAATACCTAATTTTACAATATGGAAGACAGACAAACATATATTTTGAAAAATACATTCATTCGTGGAACGATGGGAATGTTGAAAGATTGGAGAATGAGTATGGACAATAGAGATCTAGCATACCAATATTTAATGGATGTAACGGCTTCTACAACTGAAGATGATATAATCCCATTACTTCGTGGTAAAAGTATTGATGAGCTCGTTGTAATCAACGCACACACAGCAACATTTCTTACTCCACATTTGAAATACTCAAGTGAAAGTTCTTTAACTGCTGAAGCTTACAAAGAATACGGAAAATACAAAGGAGATTAAAAAAACCTTTGGCAGATTAGAAAAGAATTAGTATATTTGTAGAAACAATTAAAAACAAGAAACGATGAAAAATATTGAAATTTTAACTCTTATCGCAAACAGACAAAATAAAACTTTAAACGACCTCGTTTACGAGTATCTAACGAATGATGAATTCAAGGTAATGGCAGACATTTTATTTGCTAATATTAACTCAAGAAGAATACCGAATGGTTTAGAACCGGTTGAAATAAATTTTTCAGTTATTTCAGCATGTAATTAAGAATAATTAGTATATTTGTAAAACAAACCTAAAAAACATAAACAAGATGGAAAATCAAAACAACAAACCAGCACAACAAAACGATCAAACCGCTAAAGAAGTAATGGTTCTTCTACAAGGGATTATCGCAATCGTAACAATCTGTTTCTCCCTTTATGTGTTGATCACACTATAGGAAATAAAAAACCCCCCATATCTCTGTGGGGGGCTTCTATAAAGAAGGTCAAAGGACCTGAAGTAGATTACGCTACTGTGATTGTAGTACCAACCAAAGATCCGTTAATTAAGTAAGCTCCGTTAGCAGATTTCCATTGGATAGTTTGGTTAAGACCATTCATATCTCCAAGAAGAGTTCCAACTGAAGCGTCACCAGCAGAAGCTCTACCAGCTGACTCAAGACCTAAATAGTACCAGTCACCAGCGTTAGATTTAACTACTGCGAAAAGTGCGGCTCTACCAAGTTCTACCATTCGGTTTCTAACATTACAGTCAAGACCGATAAGTTTAATGGATAATTGACTATCGTAGAAAACTGTACCATTTTCGCGGCTGTAGTTTCCTGTTTGTACTAATCCTGCATGTTCTATATCCTGCTCAAATTGGTATACTGTAAGACCTGTTGTAGTAATACCTGTGATAATACCACAACTATCCTGTGCAACAACTACATTCTCAACCCATTCGCCGATATAAACCTGCTCCACACCACCTATGCTTGAACATCCAAGTACATAGCCGTCTGTTAAATTACAAGTAAAAGACATATTTTATATTTTTATTTTAGTTTATTTTATTAAAGGGGGCTTTTACACCCCCTTATGATTAGGTTAGATTATAGTTCAAAGAATACACAGTAATCCCAAAACGCCGCATTCACACCTGATTTCCATTTTGCTACAACTCTTACTTCTTGGAAGTCCATAGAGTAGAAGATCTCAAGGTTCTCGTAGTCGTTAAGTAAGTCACAACCAAAGAAAAGGTTAGATTTTGATGATAAGAACATTTTGTTAGTACCATTCAAACCTTTAACTGCGATTGCTCTTACATTAGAACCTGGAACCATTTGTGAAAATTGCTCACCTTGATCTTCAGCTCCTGTGTAGTGGAACAAGTTAGCGTTTCTTAATGCGATGCTATACAATCTGTAAGTATCGTATCCCATAAACAAATACAAATCATCTTCTGCGATGATGTTTACAGGGATTACTTCAATAATATCATCTACTAAACCGATGATGTTAGAAGCTGTGATTGCTGTTGCGTTAGATACATTACCATTTACTACAGAACCAGAGTAAGTAGTTTGTGCTAATGTTACGAAACCATCACATAATGATGTTTGACCTGTAGTAGCGGTATTCCCGATCCATACTAAAGAGTCAATTAAAGAAGAGATTTGTGATACTTTCTCCTCAACATACAATTGCTCAAAACCAAAGTCCGTATCGTATGAACCTGGAGCCAACATACTTTGAGTATAGTATTGCTCTAATGTATCAATACAAATACTTTCGTTCACTTTAAGTGGACATACATTTAGGGTGTTTTGTGTTAAGATTGTTTGACCTGCGTCAGTAAATCCACAACCACCAGCTTGTGCCACCAAAGTAGAAGACAATAAGTTAATACTTGCTGCTGATTTGATGTCTGGCTGGATTGTTAAAAAACGAGTTGAACGACCACCTAAAATCATTTTTTTGATAAGTGCCATTCTCTCCTGATCTACATAGGCTTGAAGCCCGTTTACATTTAATGCCATTTTAATTTATTTTTTTAGTTTATTTTTATCTTTGTCCAAAGAACTTCAACTTGTCTTCTTTCTTTGCAGATTTTGCGATAGTTTCAGTTTTTTTGGTTATTGTTTCTACTGATGGTTCAGCAGCAAACTTGTTAAATCTTTCTTTTAATTCTGTGTTTTCAGTTTTAAGATCGTTGATTGTAGATCTCAATTCGTCAACAACAGATTTGATAGTTGAAACTGCTTCAAACATAGTTTTCATTTCTTCGTTTTCTACATCTTCTTCTTCAGTTTCTTTAGTTTCTAACTCGTTGATGAAACCATCAGCGTCAGTATAGATCGTAAGTCCATCTTGTAATTTGTGTTGTCCTGCGGGTGCTTTTACAAAGTTTCCTTCAGCATCTTTAACAAGGACTTCATCACCTACAGATAGGGCATCACCTTTAGACAAAACTTTTACTTCAGTTCCGTCCTCCAATTTTGTATCAATTTCTTTGTTATAGTCAGCCATTTTATCTTTGTAATCCCCCATTTCCATTTCTTTTTCCATAGCGATTGGATTTGGTTTATCACTTAAAGCGTCGTATTCGTTTATTTCTTTGATTTCACCAGCCGCTACTGTAATTGATTTACCATTATCTAATAAGTAATTTCCATCAGGTAGTGGTGCTTCTTTTTCAGCAGCAATTTCAGCTACTTTCTCACCAACCTTTAATCCATCACCAAGACAACGGATAATTTCTCCTGTTGCTGCTGTGTAATCTGTAGCCATCTTTTCTTCTGCGAAAAGTTCTTTTATTTTGGCTATAATTTGACTTGTTTTGTTCATAATACACTTAAAATTATATTTATTTATTTTTTGTTTAATACGATTTAGTTTTTTGGGTTTATGTCCTTTGTAAACCCCACCATTTTCTTTAGGGACTTTCCAAAATCTATTACTCTATCCGTCAATCCTTTACCCTTAACCCACTTAATTTTTTCATCAATACTTGTGTACTCAATCCAAATTAAAAGTGAGGCAAAGAACTTGGTAAATGCCCAATCAAACCAAATGTAATTTCTCATAATCTCGTTGATAATAAAACGATCAATCAAATATGTCGTAATCAATACTGTAAAGTAGATCACCAATTTGTTAGTTAAACCTTTACGGGTCTTTCTTGAAGTGATTTCTTCTCCTACGCTTCTAGCATACCATCTACCTACAAATGTGTCTAACACAGAAAAGAGTGATATAAGTAATGCCAGTGGGAGTAATGGACTTACAAATGCCATAAATACCATTAGATATTGTTTCATGCTATATTCAATAAGTTTTTAATTTTTTGTTCTTTGGTTTCATCCGTGTCTTTGGAGTTCAAGATTGATTGTAATTGTTCCTCAACTCTTTCAATCATCTCATCTTCGTATTTCTCTATGAAATATCCCTCCAAACTAAATCCGTTGTATGTTCCCTCTTTAATTTCTTTCCAAACCTCATCGTTGTCTACATAGAATGTAGCAACCCAAGATCCTTCAGGTAGATCAGGGAATACATTACTGGTGGTTCTATCACCAACAATATAACTCTCCATCATATAGATCTTATCTTTCTGTTGTTTGCTGTCGTGATTTACATTTACCTTATGGATCTTGTTTTCCTTAAAGTATTTCTTCATCATTTTTTCAATCGTTTCTTTGGTGAACTTCACAAAGTATTTACCCAGTTGGGGACTATATCTTGGGATCTTGGTTTCAGCCAACATCACAGGTGCTGTAACCATTCTTTTTTCCTCGTTGTATTCTTGGAATGCCAAATTGGATATTGTTGATAAACGAAGTTGTTTGTTGATCTGTTCCATTTTACGAATAGCCCACGCTATTCCTTCAGGACCCCCCCATGCGTCAACCATTAGACCCCCACAACCTTTGTCGTAAGGAATGTCTTTGTGTTGAAGATGTCTTGCGAAACTTGCCATACGAGCAATTGTTTCTATTGTGATATTTCTTCTATTACAAAGTTGGTTTGCTCTCGCCCAACCTACTCTTGTTCCACAATCTATATCAGGGTTTTTCTCTTTATATTTTAATGCTCTACAAGCACTTTCTTGTGCTCTAACAGGATAATCATTATACGATTGTTCTACTTCTTGGAACATCGCCCATTTGATTTCGGTGGCTGGTCTATCAACAAAGGATAAAACCTCCATCCCCTCGTCCATTGCGTTTTCGTCAAAATCTAAATACAATATTGGTTCTTCCATATGGTTAAATATTTTTTTTAATTTTTTGTTGATTAGAACCTCGTTGATCTTTCAATTCTATTCACTCGTTTCTGTGAGGAACTAATATCACTCTCCACAACATAAGCCCTGATTGGATCATTTTGTCTTCCATTATCCATAAATACAGGAGCAAATCTTTGTCCTTCATTTACAGCCGGTAGATCAGGTACAAATGATTTTCCACCACCTACTTCATTTATTGCTGATAGGAGTGGTAAGAATGCTTGTGTTGAGTTTGAGTTGATTACAGCCTCACCTGGTGCTAATCTTGAAGGGACACTATCTATTTCACCTGATCCAAAACCAGGAACAATACCACCTGTTGCGGCTCTAAACTCTTGTCTTGCGATTAAAGCGATCTGTGTTGCGGCAAATACTCCTGCGAGTGCTGCCGCCAAGGTTCTAACCACAATTCCACCTTGAGTTCCTGCAAACGCTCCCAATACCGCTCTTGCTCCATCTATAGTTGCTCCTGCGATACTCAAGGATTTCTCCGTTCTAAAGTTCTTTCTGTCTAAAGCCAGTTGATCCTGTTGTTGTCTTTGTTCTAATTGGGCGATCTCATTATCAAATTGTTCCCTTGATATAAGTGCTGCCGCATACTGACTTTCAATCCTTGATCTATCTAACTCAATTTGATCGTTAAGTTGTTGTGTTGCGATCTGTGTTTGTTGTGCTGCGAATTGGGAAATAAGATTGGTGGCATCACTTACAGCGTTTGAAATATAAGCCAAGTAGTCATCAAACCTTTTGATCCTCTCATCGTTTATATCATCTTCTGTCTTGATTGTAGCGTTTTTAACTTTGGTGTTAAAATCATCCACAGCCTCCAACTTTTTAACATTACTATCTTCCAATAAATTAACAGATGTTTGGTTAATATTTTCCTCCGTCTTGATTGCTATTTCAGTTAAATCATCAGCAACAATAATCGCATTACTATATTTGGTTAAAGCAACTTCTGCCGCATTCTTTTCTTCTACAGTTTTAGCCTTATCAAGATCTTGTTTTAATCTTTCAAGTTCCTTTTGTCTGTATTCATTTGTCTGTTGGGAAATTGCCAATAATTCCTTATCCTTAAGTTCTAACTTATAGGTTAATAAACCATTTTCATCTTCTTGTTCCCTAACAATAAAATCTTTTTTAAGATCAAACTTTTGTTGTTCTAACTCAACTTGTCTTTTGTATTCAGCATCTGCTGTCTGTATGGCAACTTGTTTTTCTTGTTCTATAAATCCAAGTGTTACACCAAGTTTTGTTTCTTGTGTTTGGATATAATCATCAAGATCCTGTTGATTAGCGTATTTAGATTGGGTCAATCTACCTTCAAGTTGATTGATTAAGATTTGAGTTTGTCTTTGTTGTAAACCGATTAGAGTATCGGCAGTATTTCCCTCACCAAATTGGATCTCTTCCTGTAATGCTTTTGCTTGATCTGTAAGATATGTATATCTTTCACCATACGCTTTTAGTATCGTGATTGTATCAACCTGAATATCTGTAATCCTTTGGTTGTTTTGAGCTTTTATGAACTCCGTATAAGCAAGTTCATTCGCTTTTAATAACTCTTGTTTCTTTGTATTGTCCGTAATCTCTTTTTCAATTTGAACTCTAATTAACTCATAGGTCTTTTTAGCGTTCTCCTCTCTCTTTTTACGGGCAACCTCATCAGCATTTAAGAATGTATCAATATTCTCAATTCTTTTCTTGGTTGTTTCTTCTTCAGTACTGGCTGCTTCTTGGGATACTTCCTTAATCTTGGATAAGATGTCGTTGTATTTTTCTTGAGCCTCGGTCGCTTTATCCGTATTGTCGGTATTATCCTTCAAAGTGGTATTATACTTTCCTGTAGTCCCTTCTATTTCACTAATAACATTAGATACATTAAGATTTACCTTACCATAAGCTTCCAATCTTTTATTAGCGGCATCCAACTCACCCTGTAGTTTATTAACCTCTTTGGTGTAATCTTGGATATTCTGTAAGACTTGAGGTGCCGACTTATCGTCCTGTCTAAAGTTTGCCGCCTTCGTTTCTTCATCTCGTAATAACTTTTGTGCTGCTACAAGTTTTTTGGTAATACCTTCCTGTTTAACCAAGTTGGCTTGGACTAATTCTTCGTTTTTCTGTAATTGGAACTTGGCTTTTTGGTAAGCAATATAATTGGCAACTTCTAAATTAAGTTGTTTTTGAAATGCTGTTTCATCACTTAAGTTCTTAAGAGTTGTGTTGTAAGTAGAGTTAATCTGTTTGATTAGTTTTTCCCTTTCAACAGAACCTGCGTTGGTTGCCTTCAACTGATTGATTAGTAAAATATAACCAGCACTTTCTTTGGCAATTGTTTGGGTTTGTTCCTGTTCTTGTTTCTTCAGGTTTTCAAGGTTCTTCTTTCTTTTTTCTTCTTGTTTTGCGGCATCATCACTAGCAGTCGCGTATTGATATAAACCATATACCAAAGTTCCAAGAGCAGCAACGATTGCGATAATAGGTAGAGCCTTCATCGCTGTTCCCCATGCTGTTGTAGCAACCACAGCCCCTTCAGTCGCCACAGCATCTGCTGCTGTCGCTACGGTTTGAGTTTCTGTCGCCACAGTTAAGGATTGGAATGATGCCCTGATTTCATTTATTCTATCAGGTAAAGCACCAAATGTTTCAATTGCTTGGGATAAGTTTAATAATGCTTGAAGACGAACCATCGTCTTTTGTAGATCTTCACTCTCTGCACCGAATAAAGCAACCCCTGCGGATAATGCTTGGAAACCTGCTACACCTACAGATACAACACCTGTAATACCTTTGGCAAGTCGTTCAGTTAAATTACCTGCTAATTGACCTACAACTGCGTTTGTATCAGCAATTCTATCTCTTAACTCACCTGCACGAACTGATAGTTCCTGAAATCTTGCTGATCCTGGTTGTAGAGTTTGTAATTCTTGTACGGTTTTTCTTAATTCTGTCTTAAGTGATGCTGCTGACCCACCCGCAGCACTTATAGATTTGTTTAACTGATCTACAGTTTTATTGGCGGATTGGGCATTTACATTTATATTGATCTGTGCGGTAGTTGCCATAGAATACTTTTAATCTAAATATCTGTTATTTAGAAGTGTTTTTATACTCACCTATAGCAATTCCCTGTATCGTAGCAGATTTCTTTGCTTTATTTCTACTACTTTCATCTTTAGGGGTATAAGTATAACACTTTCCACTATCCCCCCATTTTAGACCTGGTTTCCCGTTGTCTTCACATTCTTTAACTGGCATAATATTTAATTTAATCTTTTAGTTGATGGTATAGTCATTATAGCTCTCCAAGTTGTAAAATTAGAACTTGATGGTAATGCAGTCCAATTTATTCCATCATAAGAATATGCCGCTCTTGCTGCGGGAGTACCTGCACCTGTACCAGCGGCAATCCACATAGATCCATTCCAAGTTACAGCATTAACTCGTGTTGTAATTGCTGAATTACCATTTGTAGATCCACTCCAATTTATTCCATCATAAGAATAACCTAATCTATTTGTTCCCTCTCCACCTGCAACCCACATAGATCCATTCCATGCTATAGTTCTAACACTTGTTGTGAATATAGTATTAGCGCTCGCGGCACTCCAAATAAGACCATCATAAGAATACGCAATTCTGTTTTCACCTGTACCACCTATTGCACCAGCAAGCCACATAGATCCATTCCATTCAAAATCGTTTATTTGATTGTTAAATACATTATTTGTTGTTCTTTGCCAATTTATACCATCATAAGAATATCCAATAAATATTGAATTACCACCAGCAAGCCACATAGATCCATTATATCTTATAGTTTGGATGCTCAAAGTAACCGCCGATATTAATGTTGTATTTGCAGACCAATTAAATCCATCATAAGAATATATCCCTCTATCATTTACTTGACCTCCAGCAATCCACATTCCATTACCATATTCAATAGTTTGTACTGTGGTTTGTGCTGTTGTTGCACTACTTGTACTTGCAGACCAATTTATACCATCATAAGAATAAGCAATTTTTGGAGTTGCTGCTATATTAGTTTGACCTCCAGCTAAATATAAATCACCATTATAGGCAATTGTATAAACTCCTATTGGTAATATTGTAGATGGACCTGTGGTTGCAGATAAATCAAAACCATTATATGAATATTGTAAATTAGAAGTTGCTGAAGTACCACCAAAGTACCATTCTGTATTTCTATTAAATGAAAATGGATATGTAATCATTAAATAAAGTTTTGTGTATATGATCCAAAAAATCTATTACCATCAAAGACAAATGTATAGACATCAAATCTATCTGCGGTTGAGGTCATAACAGGGGTTGCTCCACCAACCCAAGTAACTCTTGGATCCCAAGTAATTGTATTACCACCACCTGAACTTTGTTTAATAATTAAGATATAAGTAGCACCTGCTTTTGGGTTTGTAAATGTGAATGTTGTATTATCACCCAACACTTCTTCTTGGACATTTCCATCGTTCCAATTTATTGTTGTTGCCGATGTTGTAGTCCCTGTTGCTGGTAAAGCAACATAACTTTGACCTGTAACCTTAACATTTCCAACAACATCAAGTTTTTCAGTTGGGGTAATAGTTCCCAAACCAACATAACCTCTTGTTGCTCCTGAACCTTGAATGTGAATATCAGGTGTTGTTCCATTAGCATCTTGACCGGCATAGAACCTAATGTAATCTTCAGTTGTTCCTGTTCCTTGACGATTGATGATGTTAAGACCATTCATCTCGTTTGATGCGTATAAATGTCCGTCACCGATTTTACCATAACCAGGGAATGTCGTATCATCATAGGTTCTAATACCCATAGATAAACTAAATAATGGTTTGGTTAAAGATGGAGCACCTGCCACAGAAAATCTTGGCAACATCGTATCACCTGATATTTGGAATACCCCACCTGAAGTATCTTGATAAGTTACATTTGATTTTGTACCGAATGCTTCAATAGTATATTGTGGGTTTGCTGTGTTAATACCTAATCTGTTATTAACCTGATCCATCGTAATACCTGATGTGGCACCAAAGTATGTATTACCTGTTACAGTTCCACCTGATAAAGGTAAGTAATCACCACCAACAATTACTGTAGAACCTGTGATTGATGTTAGTATTGTATTACCCGAAACATCAACCGCCAATACATTAACAGGTGTTCCTGTACTTAATCCACCAAATGTAATTGTATCTCCTGATGAAACTTGAATATCAATACCACTAGTAATATTACCTTGAAATAGAACTTGGTTTAAGGTTGGGACTGTTGTACCTGTTGATCCCGATAAATCAATCGGTAAAATACCATTATCTGTTCTAATCCATAATAGATCATCAACAGCATTTAAGAAAAACTCACCAACAAATACATCTGTTGGGGTAAATTGGTTTAATGTAACCGCTGTAATAGGTGGGACTGTAGGGACTTCACCTGATTGGGTGGATCTCTTCATTAACAACCTACTATATTCTATTTTGTCCATAGATTTTTTTAATAAAATATTTGTTTCTTATTTCTGTTTTTAATATACTTATATAATATGAACCGACTTGAAAAATGCCAATACTTAAAAGAAAAAGATTACACATATGATCCTGAAACTGGTGATGTATATGGACCCAAAAAAAATAAAATAAAATCTACAGATGGAAAATATTTGTATATTAGATTGCCAAATCATACTAATTTAGCTCACCATCACTATGCGTGGTTTATGACTTATGGTAATGTTGATTTTATTGAATTAGACCATAAAAATAGAAATAAAAAAGACAATCGTATTTCTAATTTAAGAATACTTAATAGATCAGAGCAACAACATAATAGAGAAGCTAAAGGTTATTATTTCTATAAAAGAATTGGTAAATATATGTCTCGTATACAAGTTCATAATAAAACCATATTTTTAGGTTATTACGATACTGAAGAAGAGGCATCTAAATCTTATCTTGATGCTAAAAAGATATACCATACATCTTATTAAATCGTTTTTATATTACAAATGGAGGTTCACTTCCATCTATGATTGGTCTGGTTTTACTATCCCCACCAAAATCTCTTACACTATTAAGTCCACCATCAATAATATCTATCAGGTTGGTTTTATCATAGTTCATTACATCATTTTCACCAGCGTCTATAATATAAACTGAAGACCATGCTAATGATAAACTATCACCATTCAAAACTACACCATTTACATACAAACTATTTGATGAACTAACCTGCTGATTATCTCCAATAGCGATCACATTAGTCAATTCTTCGGTCGTAGATACATTATTTCCTACCAACATAACATTACCACTACCTTTTGGAACAAAGTTGTTAAAACCTAATGAAACAGCGTCAGGACTATCTATGGATTGGTTGTTCTTATTCTGTTCTACAGGTTTGTTTGTGTATACAGGTGAGTTGTTAAATGATCCTGTTGCTTTGGATACAACTTGTGATCCAACACCACTCTTGAATGATGAGGTTGACCCAACAGGATTACCTACACCTATACCACCATTTACACTATTTGGAACTTTACAAAAACCACTAGTCCAAATACCTCCAAGTAATTTACAACAATCCTCACCTAACTCTTGTCCTGATAGGGATACATAGATATAACCAGTTGGTTTAACTTTCTTCGCTACAACATCTGTAGGACAATCGTAAGCACTATCAGGTAATTCTTCGTTAAGTGGTGGGAAGAAGTCCACAGAACTAATCTTGTATAACTCTACCTTCGTTGTCTTATCAATAGAAACAGGGTCGTAATCAATTATCTTGTTTACTCTATAGTAATTGTTCTCCAATAAAATAACATCTCTAAAATCAAAGTTTGCCATCTCATTTGGAGTGAGGTAGAAATAAGCCTCAACCAATTTACTATTCACATCCTCCAATTCATTTAAGGTACTTGAATACCACATTTGAGTTAAGGTCTGTGATGGGAATAATCCCCCGTTCCAATAGATCTTCTGTGGTTTACCCCAACCTAAATCAAATGATGGGGAATATGGATCGTCCCACATACCGCAATAAGGGTATTGGGTATATGTAGTGGTTGTTGTTGAGTTTGGTGTATTCTTTAATGAAAAATTACCATCTTTTAGACCAGTATAGAACAATATTCTTGGTTTGCTCTTCTTTGGTTTCATTACAGTTGTGTTCTCAAGATCAGCAAGGAATGGTGCTACTCTTGGGGATATGAAATTATCTGTATCAGGTGTAGGACTAAAAGGAATTGTAACCTCTTTAATATCGTTTGAAAACTCATTTAAGAAATCTACCTGTGTATTGGTATAGATCTCGTTGGTTTCATTTGTGTATTGTTTGTTGTAGTAGTCATCATCGTCCGTATAGTTAAACTGATATTGTCTAACATCCAACTCACTCATAGGAGTGATCTTAATATCGTAGAACTCATCAAGTAATGGCGACCAATCTTTTATCTTTTTCCTTGAATTGTAGAATATATCTTTTGGTTCAATAAGGATATTATTACTTTTGTTTGGATCATCCGCCACAATCAAGTTAAACATCTTAACAATAGCCAAGAAAAAGTCCCTCATCTTCATCACAGGAACTACTTGGTTCACATCTACCTGAATGTTAGGTGCTGTGATTAGATTGGATGCCGGTTTAATTGATAATAAACTTGCTGATGTTCCAGCTATGTTATTTTTGATTAGGGGAACTGCTAATATTCTATTTGATAATGGACCAGGTAAAGCAAACCACTGAAAATTGGATGCGTATGATATTTGAAATCTAATTAAGATCTGGTCACCTGCCAATAGATAAACATTAGACAGGTTCATAGAAATATTTAATTCAGTATTTGTATCATACCAAGGCGAAGCATGAGTACCAGATGAAGGTTGGAATGTTGAGTTATAGAAGTTTGGTGATGGTGCTGAAATCAAAGTAGTTAAAACTCCCGCTGATAGTTTCATTAGTGAAGCACCATAAGTAAAATTACCACTTTGGTAGCGAATGGTGTTAAATATCCCATCGGTTCTAATGTACTTCATAATGAAGTTCATATCAAACTCTAAATCGTAATAACCATCTTCGGTACAAACATACTTTGATCCATTTATTGTAGTCCATCTGTTGCCAGGATCCTGCATGGTTGTTCCCAATACCGTTCCTGTTTCAAGTTCTAATGGGAAGTAATAATTCTTCGTTGGGTTATTGTAAGATGTTCCCCTAAACAATACGGGAGCAATCATTCTATAACCTGTAGCACCAACTCCTGATTGATAAGAGTAATATGCGTTAGTTAAGTATGGTGATCCTTCAGGTAGATTATTTCTAACCCCAACCGTTGTTGTAAGTCCTGATAGTTGTGCTTGTGAGTATTGTAGTTTGTCGTTTGTAAATGGAACAATTAAGGACTTGAAGTATTCTGTGTTAAAGAACCTTGATGTGTAAGAATAACCAGCAAAGTCAAACAACTTATCCATAATTGTTTTAACATAAATTGCCGGATACTGATCGTATACATAACTCCTTGTTGCGATGTCTTGTGAATTACCATAGTTGATGAAGGGATAAACATAACCCTCACCCAAACCTTGAGCATCAACCAAAGCACCATTCTTAAAGATCTCGTAAGTCCAAGATTTTTCTATGTTTGTGATACTTCTTTGGTGGTTGTATTCACTCATATCAAGATCACTCAAGAAATAATCCCCAAAATTAAATAAAATGTTTTTTAGAATACCTGTAATTACAATCTCATACTCAACCAATCCCTGATTTTTAATGATCTGTAGTAATTGTAAGTTTCCTGTAAATACCTGCTCATCACCTATGGAAATGGAACAAGGGATTGCAACCTTTGGGTTGTAGGAAGACACACTTAAATCAATATTTAACTCAAAGATGTTCTCAAAGAAATCGTTATTGATACTTGTACCAGGTATGATGATCGTTTTGGAAAACGATGTTGACCTTGAAGTGATGTCTGTAATGTCGGTAATTTGATAATTCAACGAAATCTCAAAGTCGTCGTAAGTATCTAATACCGTATTATTTGCGTAAATCTTAAATTGATTAAAAGCCATAATTAAAATCTATATTCGTTATTGGATACTCTTACATTAAATGTGTATGAAAATAATTGTTCGTTAATATTCTTAAATATCTCCAATTCATTCTCTGCCAAGTGGCATTGGAATAAACGATTATCAGGGGTTTGAAGATACACAGAAGCACTCTGCATCAAATCCTCAATTAAAGTTCTCTCAAACTCATATAACCACCCTGAATTAAGAACATAGGACTTCCTTGACTTCAAATAAAAGTTCTTTTCCCCATCTCCGTAGTCAAAGTATTGGAATGTATCATCTTCCCAACTACCATTTTGTTTGTAATATGTTTTTCTTTCCACCTCAACATTATCACGGGACATATAAATAAATGGATATGAAATAAATGATCCATATTTATCCTTCCACATCAGGTGGTAGATCTCATACATAGAACAATCCACATTCAACTTAAAACATATCTCATTAGTTCGTTGTGCTTGTGTTGATGGTGATGTAGCGTCATAAGCCCAAACCGTATAGTTTGTAACATTTCCTGAATAACCACTGAATGTTCCACCTATATTGGTGTAAGTTGATTGACTAATCTGTAATAAACCTGCTGGTGTATACCAATCTGTTGAACCTGAAAGCTTTGGAACTCTAATAACTCCAAGTAATGATGATCCATTATAGAAATTAAACAATAAACCATCCACATAAGTTGTGTTATATGAGTGGGTAAGTAAGAACATATTTGTATTTGGTTCAACCCTATAACAATTATCTTGGTTTAGGATTGTTGAAATATTGTTTCCACTGAAACTTCTAACTTGAACCACATAAGGATCAAAAGCAGATAAACTATAGTCAGGTATATCTATGTGAGCGTTATACACACAGAACCCACTTAATTGTAATTCTACAGGGTTTTCTGTGATCTGTCCGTCAGCGTATTGTATAATACCTGGTATTGGAACTGATGAGGTTGTAAAAGGTAAATCTGTAACAATCACAACTCCATAAACAGCATCCACAAATATTTGGGTAATGATACAGGTTGCGTTATACTCTGGTCTTGGAACACCATAGATAAATCCACCCTCAACAGGTGTTGATGCTTGCCAAGTTTTGTTAATAACTAAACCATTTGATGTAACACTTAAGATTGATGAAACCCCATTATAGTATGGGTATGTTTGTTGTCCTGTAACTGTGACTTGTTGGTTTGCTTGGAATGAATGTTGGGTAGAACCTGTAAATCCTACACCACCTGATCCAAAGTAATTGTCGTTGTAAGGCCATTCTACAACATCTTGTGTTACGGTAATCACATCTCCAATTTGGAATGGTATACCATTTAATGTTGTTGTTCCTGATGAAAAGAATGCTACTGTCCCTCCACTAAATAAATTGTCGTCAAATTGGAATGTGTATTGTTGTTCACTACCACAATATAGGGAATAACAAAACTTTGTATCAGGTCCATCATAAACCTGTCCGTATCCAACATTTTGTCCTGTTAAGTTTTGGGTTACAAAGTCCTTCAAGGTAGAAGATAGATCTATCTTACCATAACCATCAAGATCGGGTGTTAATTTCCATTTAATTACTCTTGAGCATGTATAACCAGGTGAAGCGAATGGAACACCAGGTATTAGATCTATGGCAAATTGAGTAGGTGAAACAATCTTTTGAACTATGTAGTATCCTGTAAACTGATTGTTGTTTATACTATCGTCAACTAACACCGTATCCCCAACACTAAAGTCGTGTGGTGTGGTACAAGTAAGTAATGTATAAACATCATTACCAATATTTATGGATTGATCTGCCGATATTGATACAGTATCCCAAACAAGATTGATTAAATATTTGAATAACTCTTGTTGGTCGTATTCAGTAGAAAATACTTTAAGTGGGACTGCCGAATAAGCAGCCATATATGGATTAGGTTGTGTAATTGCTGAATAAGCCATAAATCTTTTTAACTAAATATAGTCAAAGAACAAGTGTTTTTACACTACTGATTTTGATTTAATCTTTGGAAGTCAGCGCTTTGAACCCAATTCTTTTCCAATATCTTAACAATATTATCAACCATTCTTTCCTCATACTTCCTATTAGTATTCCTTGAAAGTTCTATGGTTCGTATGGTCTTCTTAATTACATTTGTTGGTTTGATCCCAAACTTATAGATGTTCTGTCTAATAGCCCATGCCGCTTCAGGTTTAATACCTTTGATTGCGACCCATCTTTGTATTGCTCTAATTGGTGGGTAGGTTCCTGGTCTTCTACCCTCATCTACCCACTTTAGATAATTGTTTGCTAATAACTGAACCTGAACATAGTTGGCTGTCTCAACCAATCTGTAGTTGATTGAATTAACTAATGATCCTGAAGCAACCTTTGGGTAAGGTCTATTACCTTTTAGTTGAGCCACTAAAATCTTCACATAGTCCTTCCCAAACTCGTTGGCTAATTTCTTATCAAATATTTGATTTGCCATTTTATGAATAAGTATTTCTACCTAATGTAGTTTGGAATGTATTAACTATCCCCTCCATAGTAGATGCTTCTGCTGGTGTTAAATAATCTGCAATATAGAAGAATTGAAATCTTAAATATCCACCTCTATAACCAGGAGCTAAATTTAAGCTTCCAAGATATATATTACCATTTGGTCTTGCTGTTAAATCAGTACCTGTTGTGATTTCAGTATTATTCCATCTAACATAAGTTGAACCTGAATTATTACCTTGAGTAAATTGACCTTTAAGTGTTGCTGCCGTAATTGATGTAATAACTAATTCATTAACTCTTGAGAATTGATAAGTTTTAAGCGTTGTTGAGGTTTCCCAATTTAATCCTACAAAACTTTCAGGAGAACCACCACCATAAGCACCATACAAATAGTTTTCAAGACCCCAAGAAGACCTTAAGTTTACAAAATAAGACCCAATTGTTGATGTAATACCTGTTAAATTAGTTGCCGCATTAAAGTAAGTATTCGCATAATTTGTTCCAACTCCTTCATCGTTATTTATAGTTATACCACTCACATCAAAACTGCATGTCCCGTTATATGTTAATCTAAATGCTCCGTTTGTATTAATAGGATTAATTGCATTAAACTTATTACTATCGGCTGTTGAACCTAACATAGGATACATTACTTTAAGTTTAGTATAAAGTGACGCAGATTTTAATGATGTGAATAATGTATTTGTCGCTCCTGATATAGTGGCATCTAATGTCCCTCCTGCTGAAACCATAGCCGATAGATAAGTAGCCGCATCAGGATCAATCGCTGGTGCTGGTGAAGCACTTGGTGTAGGTGTAATCGTAGGAGTTACAGTATTAGTTGGTGTAGGGGTTGGTGTCGGTAAAGGACAAGTTCCAATATCTGTAATTGTTCCAGGGCTACCTGATTGTGATACTGACCCTTGTTTAGCACAAATATTAGTTGGGGTATTACCTATAAATGTTGTGCCAGCTGTTCCATCACAATTAGTCCAATTAAAAGTAGTTCCAAAAAAACTAGCACCGACTATAGTATAAGTTCTACAATCTCTTGGATCTGTAGGAGTTGGGGTAGGGGTTACAGTATTCGTTGGTGTGACTGTTGGTGTTGGTGTAACTGTAGTTGTAACACTTGGTGTTGGGGTCACAGTTGAAGTAGGGGTCACAGTTGGTGTAGGTGTTAATGTTGCTGTAACACTTGGTGTTGGCGTATTAGTTGGTGTTATAGTTGGTGTTGGGGTGTTAGTTGGCGTGGGTGTTGGTGTAACAGGTGTTCCAACCAAATACTCACCACAATACTGATAGAATGTGTAATAATCGTAAATACGAGCATCATTTGTATTCTTGTAAAAAGTATATTCATCCCACACTTGAGGATAAGTTCCTTGTAATGCCTTAAACCACTCATAACGAGTTGTATTGTGGTATGTGAAGAAATCATATTGACTAGCCAATACTTGTCCATTAGACATTACCATTCCCTTCCAAAACTCATATTGGTTTGTTGCTTGTGTATTACCACTTACAACATCCCAACTTTGCCAAAAACCATTTAGATCTATACTCATACCTGTAAATATTTAGGTTATTTTTTTGTTTTTTCTTTCTTCAAGTCCTTAACTTGATTTTGGAGGTCTTGAATAACCTGTGCTTGTTGTGCTAATATCTCTTCTACTGAAGGT